CGAGCGCCCCGATGGTTTGACTCGTACGCATGTGCATCCTCAATGTGTGTCGAACACCACGTTCGACGCGGGAACTGTATACAGCCCCTTATACGCTGTCAACGGGCTGCGTAAGAAATCGTGACAAAGGTTTCTGACTGCGACCCGTAACGCTTATGTGCGTTCAGCCAAATGACTTGCGAGTCATCGACCATCACCACCCCGGTCAGCCCGTCGAGCAGGGCGCGGCAAAGCTTGTCGATGTCAGGCTTGCCCGGGTGCAGCGGCGCCTTGTTGGTCAACGTGCCAGCCTTGCGCCAGTGGCTCTTGGGGCGCTCAAACACAAACTCGGCACTGATGGTGCAGGCGACTGCAGCCGGCGGCCCGACCCAGGCACGCCCAGCCTCATAGGCGACGGCGGCCCTCCACGACTTCAGGCGCTTGCACTGGTCGAACATCACCGTCCGCCCGTTCCGCAGGCGCACCAGGCGCTTGCTTCCCTGCGGTGCTGCCATGCCCGGAACGGTGAACTCGATCAGGCGTTCGTTCATAGGTCAGGAGTTTCTGCTTGAGCTCGTTGCACCCGCGCATGAGAAGCGCCATCTCGTTGCGCAGGTAAATGATTTCATCGCGTGCCTCGGCCAAGATCGGGCTGACGAACGGCTGGACATCAATGCGGTCGATGATGTCCTCGTCAGTCTCTGGCATCACGTGTCCCTGTGCATGTATCGCAGTGTGTCCTGATGCTTTGTCATCAGATCCTGTAACGCGATCCGCGCCCGCATATGCGCTGCACGCAGATCCTCAATGCGTTGCTCGAGCAGGCTTGCCTGTAGCGTCCGCAAAGCCAAGGCAGTACGGCACTCTCGCACCAACGTGACACCGTCCAGGTCCGGCGCGTTTCCGGCGAGGTACGAATCAATCCGGCGCATCAGGTCTTCGTGCATCATCGTCCTCAATGATAGTGGTGCGCCAGATAGCGATTTGCATTGGTGCGCTAACGCGAACCTTGGTCGCCTTCTTGCTGCTCGGTCTGAACACGGCGACAACCTTGTCCTCGAGCGTCAGGATGGCGCTTTCCCCACCCTTTAGCGTCAGGACCACGGTGCCGAAGTCAGCCGGGATGCGTGTCTGCTTCAAGGTCATGTTGTGCCTCCTTGCACGTGTTCGGTCCAAAGCAATCCCAGCCGCGATGTCTCGCGTACTCGACCTGATCCTCCATGATGTCGGCATCCAAACCGCACACCATGCGCCTCGCCTCGTCGCGCTCTCGCTGCATCAAGTCTCTGTCTTCACACGCTAGGCGATGCTCTTCCGTCATCACCTTTAGTTCCAGCCTCGCCTCGTCGCGCTCTACTCGGAGGCGGTCGATTGTGTCGGCAGCGTATGCGCAGTCAATGTTCCATGCGGTTGGGTTGTTGTTCCGCGTCTGGCTCCAGAACCGCATCCGCTCAACGATGTCATTGTCGTTCACTTGGCGTCCTCCTTGTAGCAGTCCCAACGCATTTCTTTTGCAAGTTGCCTTGGGTGGGTGTAAGTGCCATTTTCGCACCACATCCGCCTAGCCTCGTCGCGCTCGGCGCGGAGACGGTCGATAGTGTCGGCTGCTTCGTCCGCGATCAGACTCATGCAGTCGCGGCGGAGTCGTATCGTAATGTCATCACTCACGGCTGTCATCCTTCCTCCAGAACACGCGATTGAATTCCTTGCGGATCTTGTCGCAGATGTTCGACCGCTCGTCAAACATGTCGTGAGTGTTCCCGTGTCCATCGACAACCTTGTCGTAGTTGCACAGCACTCCCTCAACGATTGCCATAGTGCGGTTCAGCACCTTGTTCCTTGCGAATCCGTCACGTTCTCCCATGTCGCGCTTGGTGAGCCAGTCCGCATATTCGGCGCACTGTTGTTCGTCTCGGTCGTTGACACGTCGTAGCAGTCGCAGCATGCGTTTTTCGCCAGGCATATCCATGCTGGCTCGCAAATCCTCAATCTCGCCGATGGCCTCTGTCGCAATGCTGTTGACCTCGGTGTATTCGCCAACGCCCAACAACTCGGCCAGTGCCGCGATTGGTTCTTTGGTTTCGTTTGCCATGTGATTCCTCAGAACGGGATGTCGGTATCGGGGAGCGGACGGTGATTAGCCTGCTTGGCCGGCGCTGCTGGTGCATCCTCGCGCTCACGTGGAACGCTGAACTTCAGCGACAGCATCTCGGTGCCTTTGCTGGTGGTCTTCGTCCAGGCGGCGATCTCCATCACAACCCCATTGACCATGCAGTTGCCGCGCCAATCGGGCTGGCGGTCGTGCTGCTTGCGGTTCTGGAACATCGCTCCGGTGTCAGGCTTTGGTTCGTAGCTCATCGCGCATCTCCATGATCCTGCGTTGCAGGATTTGATTGTGCTGCTCAAGGTCTTCGATACGAGTCACCGCAGCGGTAAGCAACTCGTCCATCCACGGGTCAATCCGATTGCGAGGGAAGTCAGAGGCTGCCTTCCGCAGTCGTTCCTTCAGTTGTTTTTCAAGTGCTCCCATTTTGTTCCTCATACGCGGCGATACGCTCGCCGATCCAACTCATGCAATTGCAGGCCATCGAGTTCCCCAACGCCTTATACCTCGGCCCGTCTGGGCAGTTCTCTGGCGACTTTCCTCGGTACGGGATCATCGTCCAGTCATCCGGGAAACCTTGAAGTCTCTCGCACTCGCGAGGCGTGAGGCGACGGACAGTCATCGACTGCGCCACCGCCGCATGGGCCGCGTTGTCCTTGGCGAGCGTGTGGCACGGGTCGCCAGGTACGCGGTTCTGACGATTGACGGGAGCCGTAATCTGGAACAGGTCGTATGGGACTGGAGCTACTGGGATATACGCTCCGTGCCCATCTAACTCGGTGTGCGACCGAAGGCCACGAGTGCCGAGCGTACCGGCGGTCGGCTGCGCGATCATGGTGAATCCGTCCGCTCTGCTGTAGTCGTGGGCAGTTGTTTCCAGCGTTGGTTCTACTCGGTGACTTGTGATGCAACCGCTTCTAGAGCCTTCTTCAGCATCGGCGGCAACTCCTTTCCCCTTCGCTCGGCGCGCCTCAAGATTCCGCTGCACGCCTTCGCGGAGAGCGAGTATCTCGGCGGCAGCGGCCCCGTCTCCAAGACATCCGACAACGAAGACACGTCGCCGGCGCTGCGGGACGGCTCTGGGCCATCGCCCCACTCGCACGTATTGAGCGTCCAGCACTCGGTATGCGAACCCATACCCGAGTTCGCCCAACGCCCCGAGGAAGGTTCCAAAATCCCTTCCTTTGTTCGAGGACAGAACACCGGGGACATTTTCCCACACGAGCCATTTCGGGCGCAGTCGATCAGCGATTGCCAGGTAGGTGAGCATGAGGCTCCCTCGCGGATCTGCGAGTCCTTGCCGCAACCCCGCGACTGAATATGACTGGCATGGCGTTCCGCCCACGAGAAGGTCGATTGATCCGGGTCGAAGTGGCCATTGCTCATGCTGCGTCATGTCTCCGAAGTTGGGAATGTTGGGGAAGCGATGCGCTAGCACCGCCGCCGGGAAGGGTTCGATCTCCGAGAACCCAACAGGCTCCCATCCGAGGTGATGCCAGGCCACGCTCGCGGCCTCGATGCCGCTGCACACGCTCAAGTACCGCATCGTGCGTACTCCCGTGCGGCCTTGGCCGCGTAGCCGTCCGTGGCTCTCCGGCGCTTCCCTGTTGCGCCCCGTGGCCCTCCGTTGTGGATCCTTGACACCGTGTCAATCGACCAGTCCTGCGCGTAGCGCGATAGGTAGGCGATGACAACGCGTTTGGCGTATTCGGGGTCGGTGACATCGGTGTACGGGCGCGAACGAAGCGACTTGTCGTACTCGCAGGCGTCCTTCCAGTACACCTCCCAGATCTGGAAACGACCGAGCGCCTTCCCGTTGTCGCCGACGGCACGGTCCGGCTGACGCTCGCCGCCGGTTTCGACGGCTGCGATGGCGGTCAGGATGCGGTTCACGTCTGTGCCGGCAGGCGGCGGCACGACCAGCGCGGCAGCAAGGATGGCGGTTATCATTCCCGGCTCCTCGGCTGCTCGCGCATCAGTTCCTTCTCGCACCCGTGCGCGTCGAACGCAGCCGTGATGCCTGCGGGCAGGTCAGGCATGTGCATCTGGTGTCCGTTGACGAGGACGCCATCGAGCGTCCAGGTCCACAGCTTCCACGCCGTGGACGGGTACGAGTTTCCGTGCTGGTCGAAGTCCTCGTACGACTCTTCCGACCAGTGCGCGGTGATGATACCGACGACGTGGTTTTCCTGCGCGAACTCAATGGCATTGGAGTTGTCGTCATCCAGCCAATCCAGATCGAGGTCGATGGTGTGCTCGGTGGTCATGCGATCCTCCAAACCCGCACGAGGCGGCGGTGAGTGCTGACTCGGGCAGACTGGCGAACGTCGCCAGTCCAGACGAATCCCTCACGGAACACGCTGCCTGCGGCATTGCCTAGGTCAGCGTAGTTCATGCCGGCTGCGGCCATAAGTGCCGCCACGTCGTCGGCGGTCACGGTGCCGTGCTGTGCTGCGTACTCGTGGGCGAACAGGCGAGCCTGCGTCAGCAGGAGCTCACGGGCGTCAGCAGCCAACGCCATGCCGACGTCACGACGGCGGGCTGCCTCAACGATGTCGAACAGGGGTAGGCCGTGCATCACAGCCCCCCTTCGGCGTCAGAGTGGATGTGTCCGGTTGAGTCCATTGCCCCGCCGTAGTCGGGCTCAGGCTCGTCAGCCCGCGTTTCATCGGCAACGGCTGCGCGGTACTTGGCGACGGCAGCCTTGACTGCCTCGCGCCGCGTGAATCCCACGGCCCACACGGCAGGCGAAATCTCGGCAATCCAATTAGGCTTGCCGTCTGGCTTGCAAGTCAGGACAGACCGGATACCAGCGTCACGCTCGGCGCTGGTGACATCAAGAAACTTGAAGGTTGAGTGGTGCATGTCATCCTCTTTCTGCCACGTCATGTGGCTGAGTGGACTATACAGCCCTGTATATCGTGCGTCAAGTGGGTCAACATGAGCATTTGCCAATTTTTTTGGTTGTAGCCGTTTGCATTATTCGGGTCCGTAATCTGATGTCGTGCCCGACCGTGACCTGCGCACAGTCCCACGCATCGCACGCGAACTAGCCAACAAGGCCGCTCGCCGACATACGCATGACGCATCGGACATCACTGGGAAACTGGGTGTCGCTCTCCTCCCTGTCGGAACGACAAACACCACAGTGTGTGCCGGCGACGATGCGCGACTTAGTGATTCCAGGCGTCCCGATGCGCACACGCACGGCATCACCGAGCTGACACAATCAGGAGCTACAAGCGGTCAGGTCATTGCGTGGAATGGTTCGGCGTGGTCTGCAACGACGCCGGCTGCTGGGGCGATTACGAATTCCACGGCAGCACTAGCGTCAGACGTTGCGTTGAGCGTCAGCAATCAATGGTACGACGGGCCAAGCATTTCGCTTGATGCCGGTACGTGGTTGGTGTTGGCTCACGCCACATACAACAAGGCCAATACCACCGCAGCAACCAGATTCCTGCGCATCACGAACAAGACCACGCATTACGCCAGCACGTCTGAATATCACCCGAGCGTCAACCCGAACAGCGCAAACCTATTTGTCGCAGCTACGGTTGTGTTGGCCTCAACGACCACGATCTATATCCAAGCAGCGACCAGCGTTGGATCGACTGCCGAACTGCTCAAGGCAGCTACCGCTACCAATGGCAGCGGAAACAATGCCACACAACTCAACGCGATCAAACTGGCATGAGCGCGACCATCATCCAGCATCAGCCAGGTTCGTTCACTGTGGAGATGAACGGTGATTCGTTGAGTGCGGGATGGGAGCAGTACTTCCTGTTGGTCTCCGATGCCCACATCGACAACGCCCACGCCGACCGCAGCATGTTCGAGAAGCACATGCGGCAGTGCCGCGAGCGTGGTGCATACTGGATGTCTAATGGTGACTTCCTATGCTTGATGCAGGGGAAGTGGGATCCGCGTAGCGACACAAGCGCCTGCCGGCCAGAGCATCAGCACGGCAAGTACCTGGACACCGTGATCCGAACGACAGCCGATTACATCGCTCCGCACGCCGACATGGCGATGATCTTTGCGCCAGGCAATCACGAAACTGCCGTTAAGCGTCGTCACGAAACGGACATGAACGAGCGTCTTGTTGAGGCGGCCAAGGCTCGCAATCCGCAATGCCCAGCACACGCCGGCAGTTACGCGAACTGGGTTCGGTTCCTCGTGCGGCAAAAGGACAGGCGCCAGGTGGTGGGCAACAGCATTGTCATGTACATGCACCACGGGTACGGTGGCGGCGGTCCGGTTACTCGAGGCACGATCCAGACCGCACGCATGGCTGTGTACCTGCCCGATGCCGACATCATCTGGACAGGCCACACGCACGACGAGTGGATTATGCCCATTCAGCGGGCGCGTTTGTCCCTGCACGGTCGCCCGTATCTCGACCGCGTGATGCACGTACGCAGCCCCGGCTACAAGGACGAGTTCAGCGAACAGAATGGCTGGGCTGTCGAGAAGGGCATGCCGCCGAAGCCCAAGGGTGCGCTATGGCTTCGGTTCTACATGGATCATGCTCGGGTCAACGGAACACCAGCGCGTAGACTTCGCTACGAAGTGCGCGAGGCGCAGTAACTGACCGTTTCAGAAGGACAGATAGGAGAACACATGCCGACACCAGCAAAGGGCAAACGATTCGCCAAGACCGTCCGCAACCCGGAAACCGGACGCACCCGCACCGTGAGCTACGGTCAGGCCGGCAAGGCCAAGGGCGGCGGCGACCGCATCAAGCCCGGAACCGCCAAGGGAGACGCATACTGCGCACGCTCGTTTGCGCAGATGAAGGCGCATCCCAAGGCTGCACGAGATCCGAACAGCCCGCTCCGGCTCTCGCGTGCAAAGTGGAAGTGCAGCGGCAAGACATCGAGGAAGTGAACATGGCAAAGAAAGCAGCAAAGCGCGGCCTGTACGCAAACATCAACGCTCGTCGGGCCTCCGGCACTAGCCGACCCAAGTCCAAGAGCACCGTCAGCCCGTCCGCGTACAAGGCGATGAAGCGCGGATTCAAGTGAACCACCATGCGTGTGCGCCTGGGCCAACGGTACTGGGTATTTCGTTTCGTGAATCACCTCACTAACTTCGGTGAGGTTGAGCACGGCGACAGCGCCGACACGCGCATCATCCGCATACGACGTGGTCAGTCAGAGCAGGAGATGCTCGACACGATCATCCACGAGGCGCTGCACGCCGCTAGGCCGGAGCTCGACGAGGACGCCGTCGCCTCGACGGCCAACGACATAAGCCGCCTGCTGTGGAAACTTGGTTACAGGCTCACGGACCCCAAATGACCTCGGAGTTGCGCCGGTAGTTGCTGACGGTGGGACGCGCCGATGGGCGAACAAGATGCTTGTCGTTGAACAGCAGGTGGTTGTTCGGCAGCAACGCGAACTGGCCGCCCTCCAAGTGCACCATGTTCAGCGGCTTGTGCTCATCGGGATATCGGCTGAACCCGTCGCGCCAATCCACCATGATTCCCGTGTGACGACCGTGCAATGCAGGTCCACGAACCGACGAGCAAACTAGTCCCTCAAGGTAGTGACAATGCCAGGCCTCAATGTCCTCGCCCATCGCGCCCCACGGCTGCAACGTCAGCGGCTGCTCCATGAACGTGTACCCGGTGCTCATCAGATGCCACAGCATCCCAGACCAGTGCGCTCCGCTCTCGAGCAGGACGTGTCCCATGATGGCCTGTCCGGGCCGGCAGTAGATGCCGTGCAGGATGCCGCGAGTCGTGCCCTCTGGCATCTCTGAACCGAGCGCGACATTGTTCACATTGACATAGATGTGGTACGGCAGGTTGCAGTGACGCATGGCGTTAGGATAGGGGTGCGGTGACGTCGGATTCGACTGCCGACATGGGTGCTGCCTGAAGGCCGCGAGGTACGCCGCAGCGCTGGAACATTGGGGTAATGGGAACCTGCCGCCGGGGACAGACGCTCAGGCGTTGTGTCCCATGTTTATAACTGCTGATGTGCATACGACTTGTATGCGTTTCGGCAATCAACGGCATGGGCGTGATTGACCCCAAAAAACATATCGCCCGGAGTGACCCGGGCGATAGTTGCGCCAGCCCTTGCGCGGGGAATTTCCGCCACTTACGCGGCAGCCGACGCCTGTCGGTATGGTCCGGCTTCGGTACGCGGACATTTCTCAGGCCGCACGATATACGGGAATGCAGTAGGTGTCAAGCGTGAATAGGCGTGAATATGCGTGAGGGAGCGTATGTGCTACAGATGTGCGGAAATGTAGTGCAATGCGCTCGACAGCCGATGAGATGACACGGTATGATGCCTTGACGAGCGGCTGGAATCGCTCAACATTTCGGACTCCGGTGGCGGGGCGCGGTGCTTCCAGCCGCTCCCGCGCTTCGCCCCGGATTTTCCCATTCGTCCGCTACATGGCGGACAGACAGGATTGCGGCATGGCGACGGATCTGCCTTGGTTCTCGATGTACCCGACCGACTTCCTCGTGAGTACGGCGATGCTGACCCCGGTGCAGGGCTGGGCGTACACCCAGATGCTGATGTACGCCTGGACGAACGGAGGCATTCCGGACGACCGGGAAGCTTGTCAGGCGATGACTCGATGCCAGTTGACCGATGCAGACTGGTCGGTTCTGAGGGCTAGGTTCGAGGTTAGGGTGGCTCAAGCCACCCTGCCAGCCACCCTCGTCCACCCTCGCATGGAGGTCGAGCGCGAGAAGGCTCGCAGCCGGCACACCGCAGCGGTCGAGGCAGGCCGAAGGGGTGCAGAAGCCCGTTCTGGGGCCAAAAACAAGGGTGGCTTAAGCAACCCTACTAGGGTGGCTCAAGCAACCCTACCAGCGGAAACGCAGGGTGGCTTAAGCAACCCTACTAGGGTGGCTTCAGCAACTACAACCACAACCACAACTACAAACAAAACCCCCCCTACCCCCCTTCCTCGAGACGCGATGCGACGTCTGCTGATGCGCGAGCCAGCCTGGCGTACACGGGTCGAACGGGCGGGGGCGGGGGATTGGTATGTCAAGGGGGAGGACGGACAGCAGAGGGTCGTCACCGAGGACGAGGTCATTGCCGACGGAATAGCCGTGATGACTGCCAAGGTCGAGCAGGAACGCGAGCTCACGCTCGCCAAACTGCGCACCAACGGACTGTCCGACGGAGACTCCGAATCGCTCTACCGCCGCTGGCTAGCCGAGTACCTCGACGGAGGACCGTCGCCAGCGACTGTCGTTCGCAATGATCTTGCCGACAAGAGCGTCCGGAACATCGCAGCCGTGTGGAGGGCACGGCTGGCCGGCCCGTACAATCCCGGTCATGGCACGCAAGCGCAAGTCGTCGGGGAAGCAGGTGCTGCTGGCGGGCCTCGATGACTGCATCCTCGGCGTTCACTACCCTCGCGCCGGCGAGACTGGTCCGCCCGTGGTCGTTTACAGCGCGGACATGATCGCAGCACGACTACGCGACGATCAAGGCATGACCCAGGTCGAAGCCCGGTGCTTCGTCACCGACGAGATCGAGGCACGCTGGATGGGTCCGGGAACACCGCGACTAGTCTGGGCTGCAACTATCCAAGATTTCGGAATAAACAGCACCAAGGACTGATATAATCACGCCATGATCGTACGAAGCTTTGAGGACTGGAAGGCAGCCGTGCGCGAGCACATGGCACAGACCGGACAGGTCACCAACGCGCTGGCTGTCCGCATGGACGCAGAGGATCGCATGGCCGCACACAACGTGCGGTGCCTGCTTTCTGACGCACCCAAGATCCGCCGCAAGGGCTGCAACCTCGCCAGCGCCATCGCCATCGCCGAATCCGTTGGACTGGAAATTCACCTTTCATACAAGAATGAAACCTGATGCCAAGCAAATCACCCGCCCAGAAGCGCCTGATGCAGGCGGCAGCACACTCCCGGTCGTTCGCAAAGAAGGTCGGCGTCCCTATGTCCGTCGCAAAGAAGTTCGTGCGAGCGGACAAGGCGAAGGCAGCCAAGCGCCGCGCCCGATAGGCCGACCGCCAGAGCCAGTCCCGCAAGACCTAGCCGACGAACTCGTCGCATGGTTGGCCGCTGGCAAGCCGCTGCGGGAATGGTGCAGACTTGAAGGCAAGCCTCATTTCACCGTGGTCTACGACTGGAGGGCCAAAGATCCAGCGTTTGACCTACGCATCGCGCAGGCGCGTGAGGACGGGCACGACGTGATCGCCGACGAGTGCAAGGAGTTGGCCGACACCAAGCCAGCCGATCAGGTCGAAGTCGCATGGCGTCGCCTCCAGGTCGAGACGCGGCTCAAGCTCCTCGCCAAGTGGAACCCCAAGAAGTACGGAGACAAGGTTGGGGTGGACCATGCCGGCGGCGTGAACCTGACCGTAATCACGGGCGTGCCAAGTGCCGATAAGTCTTGACTACAACCCGCGCCAGTGGCAGCGGGAATGTCACCTGAAGCGCAAGAGGTTCACAGTTCTCGCGCTGCACCGACGTGCTGGCAAGACGGAACTCGCCATCATGGAGCTTCTGGACAAGGCTCTGAAATGCAAGCAGCCGCTCGGGTTCTTCGTGTACATCGCACCGTTCCTGCGCCAGGCCAAGGCCATCGCTTGGGCGCGTCTCAAGGACAAGCTGCGCCCGATGCGCACGACTGGGGCCATCGACATCAACGAGGTGGATCTGGCCGTCGTGTTCAAACACAACGGCGCGACCATCCGCCTGTTCGGCGGCGACAACCCCGACGCCCTGCGCGGCGTCCGTCTCGACGGCTGCGTGATTGACGAGGTCGCCCAGATCAAGCCCGAGGTCTGGACCGACATCGTTCAGCCTGCCCTGTCCGACCGCAAGGGCTGGGCGATGTTCATCGGCACGCCGTCTGGAATCAACCTGTTCAGCGAGCTGTTTTATCGCTCCAACGGCCTCGAGGACTGGTGGTCTGCCCTCTATACCG